GGAAGCGGAGCGAGCGAGGCGCAGATAGACACATTCCAGCACGGGGGACATTTACCCACATGGAGTTCAACGTCTTTGTTGGTGGTTCAGGAAAGAAACTGACCGACATCCAAAGGGAGGCCCTTGCCGACTTTGGTGTGGCTCTTGAAGATGGGGCCATTGAAAACAAGTCCCATGCATTGGTTGTCAAGTGGCTTGAAGGAGTGGTTAGACTTGCGAAGGATAACCTTGCCAAGTCGAACGCCATCGCAAGCAACGCCCTCTCGCAGTCCATCACCGTAACCCCGATATCCCTCAACGACCAGTCCTTCGTTGTCGCTATTGAGGCAGCGGATTACTGGAAATTCGTGGACCTCGGTGTAAAGGGCGCAAACTCAACCAAACGAGCGCCTAACTCGCCATTCCAATACCGGGACAAGCGTCCACCTATCCGTCCGATTCAGGAGTGGATTGCGTTCAAGGGTATTCCGTTGGAAGGCAGGGACAAGAAGGCAGCAAACAGGTCCTTTGCCATCAACATAGCCAACAAGATTCGGAGGGAAGGCCTGCGAGCCACCAACTTTATGAGCAACGCAGTATCCCCCGAAATGATAGAGGTCCTGACCGAAAATATCGCAGAGGTCCTTGGCAAATCCATAAGCGTAGCAACCAAACTATAAAATGGCAGTAACAGTCCTTTCCGGGTCGCCCCAAGTGGCAACCCCCGTTTACAACAAGATGCTCTTCAAGGTCAGCAGCGACCAAATAGCCCAGCCTAATTACCGATTCGTTTGCGATGTCAAAGACAATGCAGGGAGTACATACGCCCGGTTAAAGTGCGATAAATTACCGATTACCAACCAAGGATTCTTCGATGTCGCCAAGGTCGTTGAAACGCTGATTGCACCAATTAAGCCATCGCTGACGCAGACCGCATTCAGCAATCATTCGGGTTATTATTCGGGATACCGCTTAGATTTCTTTGACGAATACGGAAACACCCCAGTCGTGCAGACAGGAACCGTTACCACCGTGTCGGGCCGTGTTGCCTTTGCAGGAAACTTGGAGCAGTTGGAACTTGCGACTTGGAGCGGTGGTCTGTACTTTCCAAGTGGTGCAATTGTCAACGACACGAATCGGATGCTGACAACTCCTACGACTCGCACGGTCTATGCGGACGGCTACGGATGGCTCTGCATCGGGCAGTTTAACTACGCGGTCGAAAAGGCTTACATCCAGTATTGGAGTGCAACAGGAGCGACCTTTGCAAGGCAGTTCGACGTGTTAGCGTCGAATGTATCGGGGTCGAATGTCATCCGCTTCGGGGTCGGGCCAATGAACCTCAAAGCCCTCACGTCGGGACAATGCTTGGATGGGAACCCCGGAGATTACCTGTTCCAAGGCAATGCTGGGGACTTCTACGACGTTTACTTCTCAAGGGGGGCAAACATCACGATTCGTCAGAGATACGTCATCGGGCAATGCCAGCGGTTCAACTCCATCCCGGTACACTTTCAAAACAAATACGGAGGCATTGACTCCTACACCTTCACGCTCAAGAACCGCAAGAGGGCCAACATAAGCAGGCAGACGTTCGGGTACAACTCGGACGTTTACGCAACCACGACTTACGACAAAGTTTGGGCAGGTGAGTTTGACTACGTTTACGCACTCAACTCGGACTGGCTGACGGATGCCGAATCCGAGTGGCTGATTGAGATGGTACGTTCCGGGCAGGTATGGCTTGAACTTGACGGGCAACTCGTTGAAGCAATTGTGAACGCTAACACTTACCAATTCACGACACGCAGGAACGACCGACTTACCCAGTTGCAGGTCGAGGTTGCAGTCGCTTACAAGAACAACATCCTATGAGCGTAACCCTCATCGCCTACCCTCTCAACGATTCCAACGCAGAGGTTCCATACGTCCTTGACACGATGGGCGAAATTGACATCGCCCTGACGTTTTCGGTTGAGGATATTGCCGACATAACCAAGCGAAGGGGGTCGTTCAGTAAGACGATAACCCTGCCAAACACGCCTACCAACAGGGCCTGCTTTGGCTATGCTTACAACATCCAGTCCTTCGTGGGTGGATTCCAACCGAACAAGAAGATTCGTGCAGCCATGTGGGAGGACGGGGTCCAAGTGTTCAGCGGAGTCCTGCAACTGATTTCCATGTCCAAAATCCGAGGAGAGGTAACCTACGAAGTGGGCCTATTCTCGGACGATGTGAGCCTGTTCAAGTCCATTGAGGGCAACCTACTTGCGACAACTGCCGGCGTTACCGGCATGAACCACACGCTGACCTCGGCCCATGTTTCTGCGACTTGGACGGCAAGCGGTGCGAGCGGTTACGTTTACGGCTTGGTTGATTCCTACGGCTACACGGACGTAGTTACGCAAGGGTGGTTTGCCGTGCCGTTCTACAAGATGACCCCAAGCATCTATGTAAAAAAGATGGTGGACCTCATCTTCGCACAAGCAGGGTATCGCTACACCTCGGAGTTCTTCAACTCGGAGCGGTTCGGCAAGTTGGTCATCCCTTACGCTGCCGGGGAAGCAATCTTTAACCTTTCGGGGTCTGCGATTTTTGTGGCAAGTACAGGAACGGTTAGTGGAACATTCGGTCAAAACCTAACGATGCGGTTTCAGGATGAAACGGGGACGTACTACGACCGACCCGGATATTGGGTTCCTTCGTCAAGCGTCTTTGATGCCCCTGAAGTTCCAACCCGTTGGAACATAACCGTCAATTACGAATTACAGGCTCAATTCTCTACTGCCGCTTATGGATTCGCAAATATGTCAATACGAAATCTCACAACTTCGGGCGACATTGCGGTCATTCAAAACATTGCAATAAACTACCAAAGCGGTCTTAGCGGTCCGCTATCAACAACTTTTGCCAACGTAACCATCCCTGCAAACACAATTGCAAACATTGGTTTTGTCTTTACAACGCCACAGGGAGGAACTATCCTCCAAGGTGCAACGGTGCTATGGGAATGTTTGGAGAATCCTCAAACATTGAACATGGTTGACATGAGGACCGCCCTGCCTGCTGACGTAAAGCAGAGCGACCTCCTGCAAGACCTGCAAAAGATGTTCAACCTCTACTTCATGGCGGACCCTGCCGACCCGAAGAACCTCATCGTGGAACCTTGGATGAACTTCTATTCATCGGGGGTCGTGGACTGGTCGCAGAAATCGGATGAGAATGCCGAGCAGAACATCACGAATGGGGACCCGAACCAATACAAGACCATCGTGTTCAAGTACAAGGATGCCGGGGATTATTTATCCAAGTTGGACAAGTCGAACTACCCATTGGCGAAGGAAGGCTACGGAGGGCGAATCTTCACAACCGACAACTTCTACGGCAAGGGCGAGAACATCGTCGAACTCGCTTGCAGCACCCTTATCCCTGCAAACTTCACGACTGACAAGGTAATCGGTAGGGTTTGGGACTTGGACGGCTCCGCTTTGTCGGGAACCATCAAGACCTTGCAGAGCGGTTACCGAATAGCCCAGTACAATCTGATTGAAGCCCCGACAACTTGGGCCTACCAGTACGGGGTCAGCGGTTCGTTTGCACTCGCAGAGTCGTTGCTGAATCTGCCCTTTGTCAGCCACCTTAACAACCCTTACGCAGCAGATTTCGACCTTGCCTTTGGAATACCTAAGCAGTTGTACTATGCGGTGAATGTCGCCGCAAATAGCGACCCTTACGCATACACGAACAACAACCTGTTCAACATCTATTGGTGGAACTTTATCCAAGAAACCGTCAGTCGTGAGGCGATGCAGTTGGAGTTGTCGATTATGCTCAACGCAGCCGACATCAGCCAACTCGACTTCCGAACCCCTATCTACTACGGAGGGGTCCGTTGGCGGTTGTTAGAGGTCAGGGACTACGAGATAGGTCAGCAGAAGCCGTGCCGGGTAACCCTTCGCAGGATTCTTAATCTCACCGAGTTCGCTCCAAAGCAAATCTATTACTTCCCCTACGATGGGCCAGTTCCTGCAACGGATTCGGATTACCCGAACGAAGTCCCCCCGATTCCATTGGTCAAGGAACTACCAGCGGTTGCGGGTCCTCCGGGTGAAACAGGTGCGACTGGAGCAACAGGAGCAACGGGTGCGGTCGGTCCAGCAGGTGAAGGCTATACCCCGGGCGATGCAGCAGGCGACATCAAGTATTGGGACGGCACCGATTGGGTCAACTTGTCTATTGGGACGGAAGGTCAGGTCTTAGAGGTTGCGTCGGGAATACCATCATGGCAGGATAAAGGATAAATAAAAACTATGGCAGTTACTAAAGAAATCGTCCTTGAAGTAGGGCTTAAAGACTCAACGGCACAAGGCACGACGAGTGCTAAACAACGGCTTAGGGAACTCCAAAAAACCCTGACCGAGATGGCTTTGGCCGGGGAATCCGGGACCAAGGCTTTCAAGCAAATGGAGCAGGAGGCGGGTAAACTCAAAGACCAAATCGGGGACACAAGCCAGCGAATCAAAAACCTCGCATCGGACACACGCAACATCGATACCTTCGTCGCTGGAATCCAAGGAATCACCGCTGGCTTTCAAATCGCTCAAGGTGCAGCAGCGTTGTTCGGCTCCGAGAACGAGGACTTGCAGAAGGCGTTGTTGAAGGTCCAAGGGGCGATGGCTCTCGCTAACGGAGTGCAACAGGTCGCCAATCTGCTGAACAAGGATTCTATTCTAATCACCCAAGGCCAAGCAGCAGCACAAGCCCTCTACGCAACCGCCGTCGGGGCAAGTACCGGGGCGATGAAGGCGTTTAGAATCGCCCTCCTTGCTACGGGTATCGGTGCAGCCATTGCAGCCGTAGGGCTTTTGGTCGCCAAGTGGGATGAACTGACGGCAGCGGTCCGCAGGTTCTTGAACCTACCCGACCCAGCCATCGCAGCCAAGGCGAGGGAGGACGCAGCCCTTCGTGAAGAAGCGGCCCTGTCCAATTACAGGGATGCATACGAAAAGCACACGGAGGCGCAGATTGAGGCCAATAAGAAGCGTGAGGCTGAAGATAAAAAGAACGCAGAGGCTCGCAGGTTAATGATGGAAGAGCAGGCTCGGTCAAGGGCTATCATGGCTGAAACCGAAGTACTGCAAGCCAAGACAACGGCTGACGCTTTGGTGCAGATTACCGCTGACCAGAACGCCAAGCAGGACGCTTTGAACGCCCAAGCGGTGCAGACCGAGATGGAGCGTCGCATCAAGTTCAACGAGGACATGAAGGCCAACGAGCAAGCCTTGGCCGACTTTAAACAACAGGTAACGGTTGACTCATTGCAAGCGGTTCAAAACATCTTGCAGTCCTTTGGCAATCAAAGCAAAGGAATCGCTCTTGCTGCCTTGGCTTTGGAGAAAGGTTCGGCCATTGCCCAAGTAATTATCAACCTTCAAAAAGAGATGGCGGGTAATACGGCTAATGCCGCTTTGAATCCAGCCAATGCAGTTACAGGTGGAGCAGCAGGGGTGGCTCAAGCGAAAACTCTCAACACGCTTTCAAAGATTCGTGCAGGGCTACGCATCGCAGCGATTACAGCAGCAGGTATTCAGGCAGGCAAGGCTATCACAAGCGGGGGCGATGGTGGCAGCGTTCCAGCGGGTGGCGGTGCAGCAGGTGGCGGTGGCGCACCGGGTGCAGCAGCAGCCCCGTCAATCTTTGCAAACCCAAATGTTACCGACCTGTCGGGATTCGGTCAAGGCCAAGGCCAAGGCTCATCACCAATGCGAGCCTATGTCGTGGAACGGGACATCACCCAAAGCACTCGCAGGGTTCGGAGGTTGGAGGAATTTGCAACTTTGGGGGCATAGGACATTTACAACTATGGAACTACCCATTTACAGGATGACCGTGGACGAGGTGGATGAAGGAGTCCAATTCGTGGCCCTGACCGATATGCCAGCGATTGAACGGCCATTCCAAGCCTTCGCAAAGACACCACAACGCTTTAGCGAAACAGGCGAACGGAGAGTGCTGACCGGGCCGCTCATGCTTGCAGACACCCCCATCTTTCGAAAGGACGAAACTTATGGCGAGTACTACGTCGTCTTTGACAAAGCCACCATCCGCAAGATAGTCCAAAAGTATTTCAAGCAAGGCAACCAGCATAACGTGAACGCCTACCACAATGCCGAACTGGATGGTGTGTTCATGTTCGAGTCATTTATAACCGATGCCGAGCGTGGCATCATGCCACCCAAAGGCTACGAGGACACACCCGACGGTTCTTGGTTCGGTTCCTTCAAAGTCGAGAACGACGAGGTGTGGGACAACCGCAACCTGTTCCGGGGTTTCTCCGTTGAGGGGCTTTTTGGAATGGACAAGACCGAATCCGAACTGGAGGTCGCACTCGCTGGCCTCGCTGACGAATTAACCGCTTTTTTGCAACATATCCAACCCAACTACAAATCCAACTAACTATGAACCTGAAAAACGCAATCGAATCCCTGCGGACGGAACTCCGCAAATTCAGCACTCAAAAGCAGTCCTTCGCTGACTACAAACTCGTTGACGGCACGGTTGTCCGTGTGGATGGCGACCTCGTTGCCGGAACTGCCGTTTATGTCGTTGCCGAGGATGGAACTCTCCCTGCTCCCGATGGCGAACACGTCGTTGAGGGTGTTGGTACTATCAAGACCGAAGGAGGCAAAATCGTTGAGGTTATCGCTGCCGAAGTAGCAACCCCCGAAATCGAAGCCTTGCCCGTTGCTGCTGAAATCACTCCCGAAGTTGCCGTTGAGGTTACCGAGGAAATCAAAGAAGCCTATCCTGCCATGACCCCCGAAGTTGTGGAGGCCATCGTTGCCAAGCACCTCGGAGCCATCATGGAAGAACTCAAAGCAGCCTATGCAGAGATGGGAAAGATGAAAGAGAAAATGTCTACCTTCGCATCGCAGGTTGAAACCATGGCCGACATCGTCGAAAAGGTTTCCGAACTCCCAGCCGAAGCCCCCAAGGCAAGCGGTTCCGCAATCGTTGAGCAACGCAAGGCTGCTGCATCGCAGAACTTCAACGCACTCGCACAAGCACTCCAATCACTCAAAAAAAACTAAACCCCTAAACCCCCATTAACAATGGCATATTCGTTCACAGGATTAACCTCCTACACCGACCAAGAGAGGCTTCCTCTCATCACCAAGGCCGTGTTCTCGGCCCGTTCAGCAGCCCTGTTCACCAAGCAGGTGGGCATCAAGTTCGCTGCTGCCCTCAACCTCATGGACACCGATGCTTTGATTCAAAGCGGTGATGCTTGCGGTTACACTACTTCAGGAACGACTGCCTTCACCCAGCGGAACATCACCGTTGGTCGTATGAAAGTGCAAGAAACCTTGTGTCCTCGTTCCTTGGAACAATACTGGATGCAGACCCAGTTGACCGCTGGTTCTACCTACGATAGCGTTCCTTTCGAGCAGGCATTCAGCGAGCAGAAGGCTCTCCGTATCGCAGAGGCTTTGGAGAATGCAATTTGGAAGGGTAACGCTTACTTCAGCGGTGTTAACCAACTCTTGAACGCTGCATCGGGTTCTACCATCAGCGGTAACACAGGAGCGGTTTCTGCCTCCGTTGGTATCACCACAGGCAACGCAATCGCCATCTTCGACGGCATCTACAACCAAATTCCACAGGCCATCCTTACTCGGAACGACCTCGTAATCTTCTGCGGTTGGGACAACTTCCGTACGTTGCTTGGTGCGTTCAAATCAACCGCTAACGTCATGTACAACCAAGTTGACTTGGCTGGCCTTGCTGACGGGGACATCATGTATCCCGGCACAAACGTCCGTGTCATTGCAGTCCCCGGCTTGACTGGAACTAACCGCATCGTTTCGTCTTACCTCGGTAACTTCTTCTACGGAACCGACTTGTTGAGCGACGAGGAGCAGTTCTCGATTTGGTTCAGCAAAGACAACGATGAAGTCCGCTTCCAAGCAGCCTTCAAAGCAGGCGTACAAATAGCGTATCCAGACTTGGTTGTTGACTTCCGCTTGACCTAATGTGTAGGGGGGAGGGAAACCTCCCCCTGCTTTTTGTTCTCTTGAAACTTAAAACCAAAACACACATATGTCCTGCTCCTTAACAACTGGCTACGCCCTTGGATGCCGAGAATCAGTCGGTGGCATCAAAACAATTTACGTCCAAGGCTGGAATGCTACGGGAACCGTTAACACTAATGGCTCCGGTACTGTTACAGGCTTCACGGGTTTCTCTTCGGGTTTCTACGAGTACGACTTGACCAAGGCTACGTCATCCTTGACCGAAACCTTAAACGCAAGCATCGAGAACGGCTCGATTTACTACACCCCTGAGGTTACCTTTACCATCAACAAACTGCAAGTCGCAGTACGCAACGAACTCCGCCTGCTTGCTCGCAACCGCTTGCTGGTCATCGTCCAAGACAACAACAATCGATACTGGGTGTTGGGTGCTGCGAACGGCCTTGAGGCAACTGCTGGAACCGCTGGAACTGGTACTGCATTCGGCGACCGAAGCGGCTACGAAATGACGCTGACCGGGATGGAACCCGACCCAATGCTTTCAATTGCGTCAACAACTTTTACACCGTTGGCCACACAAATCGCAGGTTCGTAGTATCTTTGACTTAGGTTTTCATCACTGAGGTTTGAGAGGGGCAGTCAGCAATGGCTGCCCTTCTTATTTTTACCCCATGAAGATTTGCATCGTTTACAACGCCCATCCAACCGGGTGCAGTTTCTATCGGTTAGAAATGCCGAACGCTTACCTTGGCGACAACTACCCGGAGTTTGATTACGTCTGCGTTGAGAACATCACCACGATTAGCGACGAGGGATTGAAGTCTATTGACCTGTTCTTGTTCAGCCGTTTGTGGTGTCAAGGCACTATGGAGCAGGTGGAGAACGTCTACAAAGCATTGACCCAATACGGAGCGAAAGTCATCCTTGACTTGGACGATTATTGGGTCCTTGAAAGCGGACACATCATGTACCGCCACTACCACGAAACCAAACTCGCAGAGGTCATCCGCAAGCACATCAAATTAGCCGATTGGGTTACCTGTACCACCGAGCATCTTGCCTCTCGCATACGGCCTCTAAATGCGAATGTGAGCATATTGCAGAACGAGCCATACGAAGCCTATCAGCAGTTCATCCTCAACCCCGACGAAGAACCCGACAAGCATCTCGTGAAGTTCGGTTGGTTCGGTGGGGCGCAGCATGGCGAGGACATGGAAATGCTCCGTGAGGGGATGCAGAAACTACGCTGGGATGCAAACCTTGACGGCAAGTACAGGCTCTACCTCGGAGGGTGGAACGACAACAACCCGGTATATGAGGGCTACGAAAAGATAATCAGCGACCAAGGGAACAACCCGAACTACGGACGCATTCAGGCTGCGGATATTTACTCCTACGTCGGGGGCTACAACTTCGTGAACGTAACCCTTGCACCGCTCCGAGATACCAAGTTCAACAAACTGAAGTCCGAGTTGAAGGTGGTCGAGGCAGGGTGGATGAATAAGGCTATCATCGCAAGCGAAACCATCCCCTATACCGACGTAATCAAGCACGGGGAGAACGGGTTTCTCGTTCCTTACAACAAACCCAAAGACTGGTACAAGTATATCAAGCAGTTAATCCTTGACCCCGACCTGCGGAAAGGCTTGGCTGACAACCTAACAAGGGACATCAAGAAGCAGTTCAACGTGGCCGAAACCGCCAAGAAGCGGGCCGAACTATACAGGCAGATTGGGCGCAAATTGTGAAATTCGGGGGCATCGCACATTTACAAGCAGATGCTTTACCTGAACCCTGACACGACCAACACCCTGACGGTTA